TAAGCATGAGTATGACTTGTTATCGCACCAGTCAACACAGCCTCTACCATGGCTTTTGTAATCGCTGTCAAATAAGTTGAAGTATCAAGAGTCCATGTATTAGCGGCGGTCTTTTTGAGCAACCCGAGCGTGCCGGCGAGCGCTGCAATCGCTGTAAGGTCAGCGTCTAAGGGCTGGTAAGCATGAGTATGACTTGTTATCGCACCAGTCAACACAGCCTCTACCATGGCTTTTGTAATCGCTGTCAAATAAGTTGAAGTATCAAGAGTCCATGTATTAGCGGCAGTCTTTTTTAGCAATCCAGATGTCCCGGAGAGCGCCGCTATTGCTGTTAAATCAGCATCAAGCGGCTGTGCACCAAGCGTTGTAAGGGCTTGGGTCTGATTTGCGTCATCGAGTAAAGTCCTGATAAATGCTGTCAGTGTAGTTGTTGATGCCGTTGTTAAACCATCAAAATACGGCAACCTGTCTGTGCTTGGCGCCACTTCCCTTAATGCGTCAAGAGAGTTTCCTTGTCGTTGCGCTCCAATAGCATTCCTTGCGTCCTGTGTTGAATTTGTAGCCAAAAATGATATGGTTAATGCAGTTATCGGGAATTTGTCTACGCTTTCGGCTGTTAAGCCGTTTAAATAAGGTACAGATAAAGAACCAATAACCCCAGAAATTCCCGAAATTCCTGTTAAAATTGCGTCAAGAGGCTGGTATAAGTCTGACAGCGTTACAACTCCATCCCTGCCGTCAACGCTGATGACTTTATCTGTACCATCCGATTTCTCCCATACTGAACCGGAATAAATTACATAATCACCGGCCGCAAATTCAATTATTCCAGATCCGAGATTTTGCGACCCTGCAACCGATACGCGGTATACATCCCCAGCGTCACCAGTACCGTTTGCAAGTAGTGGCGTATTGGTCGATGCATTCCATGACCCTTTATATTCCATGAGTGATGACGGCAATTGCGAAACCGGAACCTTTCCAGCTGAATCAAGACCGGCGTATCCGTTTGATATGCCTTTATTTGATGATGACTCTGCTCCGATATCTGCCGGAGATAATGCGTCGGTTCCGCCGGTTGCGTGTGTTGATTTATGCGATGTTGGCGTCCTTGCGTCTGATAATCTTGAGTCATTTTCAAAAACGTATTTCAGCCATGCACCCCATCCGGATGACTCATTGCCGGTTCGATATGCAATTAATCCGCCGGTTTGAGAATATGCTATCTCATACGCATTCGATCCAGTATCATCATACCATGACCGAAATCCAAAAATAGTTACAAAAGTTCCGCCGAAAGGATTACCGACCGATGACTCAAGTTTGAAATGACATTTCATTTCTTGGTTATAGTCTCCGGGACTGGTTGCGACGCTTCGAGAATCGACAAATTCAAGCGTTTCCGCTTGCGATGCCGTATTTATGTATTTTGCAATATCGTCCAAGTATGATGACACGGCGTCCCATGGGTTCGGCATAACGTCATCGGTGATATACAACGGCCCTATAAATTTACGCCATGACTCAAAACTAACTCTGTCGAAATTTGATACCGTGTGAGGTAGTACGGCAAATCTATTGTAAGGAGTTTCCATATTGCCGTATAGGGTGGTTTTTTCTTCCAATTGCGCCGGGTCGGGCATACCTGCCGACTCGTAAACAACTATAATATCTGCGGTGTTTTCGGTAAAAAATTCTTTTGCTACATCGTATACACCAGGATTTCCTATAATTGGGAATAGTTCTAAATCGTGCGAATAATTTGTAATCTCTGAATAATAATTTCTTACAGTAGAAGTATTTGTATTGGAAAACTCGTCTATGAATATGCCGTCTATTGCTGGATAAAGCTCAATCCATTTATCGATTTCGGCTTTTACTACCGAAATATCTGTCGCCGTGTATCCTGTGTCTGTATAGCCGATAACAAGACACCCGGCGCCTTTTAATCTATCAATTCCAACGGTATAGTTTCCATCAACAACGAGTCCTGGACCGTTGTCTGGATTTATTATAATAATAAAAACAACATCATGATATTTTTTGGCCGTATCAATTACCAAATTCCATGAGGCGTTATTGATAACATCAGCAGGGTAAACGTACAATGGAATCAATATACTGTTCCGGCGCATTGTTTTTAGCCGATCGGCAGCACCTATTGAATTGGGAGTCAAAATAACATCTCCGACCATACCATTAACGGATGAGACAAGAGGGCTTGACGGGCTTTCGACATAAGCGGCGATTGCTGCGGCTGTCTGCGTCGATGCTGTGGTAGCTGTCGCCCCTGATGCGGTGTAAATATTGTATAAAGCCGTAATAAGCTCGGGCAATCCCATTTTATCCCCTTATGTTCCCGGCGTTGGCGGTGTCGGCGCGCCTGGTACTGCTGACGCGTGAAGGTGTGTGTCAAGATTCGTTGTTGCAGTTTTCACACTTCCGCCTTTCACTTCTCCTGACACTTGCAAATTTCCGCTGATCTCAAAATCGCCTGAATGTATCATTTTTCCAGTCACTTCGATATTACCTGATTTCCTTAATATTATCAAGCTTTTAATTGTCTGGCCGTCACGTGAGTATATGGCAATCTCCCCAGATACAATATCTGCATTGACCTCGTAATCGGTAGTAGCAATGATAACGCCTGATTTACTCGATCCATTTATCGGTATCCATACGCCTCGCGCGTTGTCACCAGGGAGGCTTTTTATACCTGCAATGCCGAAAATTTGCATGTCATTTTTAACCTGTCCGGCGATTCCGGAACCTTGAGCGGTTGAAATTTGGCCGGGTGAATTGCCAGGTGTCGCAAATTTTGATTTTATTAGTGTATAAATTTCAGAAAAAATATTTACCACCTGTACACCCCTGATAAATCGCCTGTATATGCCTGCGGTAGTGATAAACCAAGCGCACAAGTTCTGCCGTTTTCTTTATCAAGGGTAAGAATTACTCTTGAAATTACAAGTAAAATCGGTTCAAAAAGGTCAATTGCAGGCGATTTGAGCGTAATTGTAGCGCCCGGATACCATATAAAACCAGAATTTGCCCTCCATCCAGATAGCGAAACGGTAAAAACTGCCGATTCTGATAATGATACCGCCGTTTTCCATTTTGCTGTTGTTTGGATGTCTGCTGCGTCGATATTTATACCAACCTCAACCCGTGGCCGGTAAATTGAAACGCCCGAATCTGTGGAAATTCCCTCTGATATATCGCCGAATTGCTGCGAGTAACATTTAATTTTTGAAAATCGTTTAGTTCCGTCGTATGTCGCTTTTGCGGAAAGGAAATTCCCTGCCCCTTCTTCTATAGCTTGGATCGGCGCAAGGCGTGAGGATGTCCGAGATATGGCAACGCGACCATCATTTTCTGATGTTATATTCAACCCGGTATCAAGCGCAAGCCGTGACAAAAAAGCACCGGCAAACTCTCCTGGTTCCGCGCTCACTTCTTCTATCGGGTCAGAGTCCGCATATGCAATGACTGAAATTCCAAAAGGTGATAATATTTGAGTGGCAATGCCTGAAAGAGTGAGATTCTCAAAAACAAACGGCGACCCGTCCGAGTCTATTTGACAATCAACCGCAGACCCGGCAAGTGACCTGCCTTGAATATTTAACATTTTTGAATTTGAGTTTATGGTAGGGTTTCTCATTTCGATTCTGCCAGTCAATATCTTTTCATCGTCGATAAATACCTTGCATGGTTCGTATCCAAAAGGCTTGCAGAATTGATTTTCCGTGTCATTTGGTGCGCTTAGACTGAATACATGAGCGATGGAGTCAAGTGATCTTTCTATGGTTATCCCAGACCATCCGGAAACCTTTTTTGATCCTGCCTCGATCGATACTGTATCACTCATACCATATCACCGATTTGCCAGATGACAGGAGAAGAATTTCAGATCCTATAAGTTTATTTATACGGATAAACTCATCAAGCTTATCGTCAATGTTTCCATCTATTTCGTATAATTCACACACAAGAGTTAATATATCCCGTGATTCATCGAGGGTCTTTTTCCTCTCTGTCTTAAGTGAGAATGCTTTTTCGATTAAATCATATTTCGCATCGGTAATTGCCTGTTTTATGCTGGAATTTATCTCCAGTTTTGACGTAAAATCTATAGATAAATTCTCAAGGTTTTCGGTGATTTCAGTTACTGAATCGGAACCAGTTTGGATTGTGTCGGAGATGAATACGGCGTCTGATCTGGTTTCTATTTCTCCCGATGCTTGACACTCGGTGAGGCCTGCAACAAATCCGGTAACGCTGATCCATAATGAATATGCTTGTGACAATGTACGTGGCACTTGATTTGCTAAATTTTGGATTGATGATACATAACCATTGACTTTTGACTGTACCCGCGTTGCTGCTGATGCCGGTAATCTTAATAATGCTGTAAGTGAATCCGCAAGTAATGACGGTTGCAAAATAAGCGCGTCAATATTATTTTCAATATCTCGTACTTGTGAATTTACCTGCGAGGTTATTCCATCGTCGCCAGATATGGCAGATGTTAAATTTTCAGAAAAATTTGAAATTGTTGACAGAATATTTTCACGGTTTCCAATTCGATCTTCGGTGTTCAATGGATTAAAACCATTTTCAAAATCGGTTATTGACTGTGCAAGCAAATCATCATTTATTTGCGAAATTAAAGCATCATTCAAAATAATTGATGACGGGTACCCTTCACGATCCGGAACCCTGACAAAAGAAATTTTGAATGATGCACGCCCTACGCCTTCAACCAATCCCTCTGACTGCACGACATCAAACACCTGAATGGATAAATCACCATATCGCGGATGTTGTAATTTTCCTGGCCCTTCTTCCAAAAGTGAATCATAAAACTGATCTGCCAAACCAGGGTAATCACTTCCGGAAATATAACAATCGATCGTAAATTTCTCTGACAGCTTCCCAAGATCTTGAACTACTGGATTATCCTGCATCGGGAATTCATGAAGTGATGCTTTTCGCCCTCCTGAACGTCCTACTGAGTCAAATTCAAGTATTGTTTGAGTGCCGCTTTTTGATTCATATATCATTTGACGAATTTCTGGCGCTGCCATTATTGCCTCACTCCTGCGGTTCTTACAACTCCGGTATTAATACTTACCGGAGGCGCTGACGATCCTGACTGTCGTATAGTAGTACCTTCAGGAGGGTTCCTGAACATAACATCAACTTGCGTTCTTGATTGCTGCATTTGCGCAGCTTGCGGAGAAAGTGTTGATATTGGTATCTCCTGCCTTTTTCGTCCTGTTGGCTGCGATGCGTCTGGAATTGAATCAATAAGCGCCTGTTCTTCTGCTGTCGATCCATACCCTGCTGATGCATATGCACGAGATGGATCCTTTATCCCCAAAAACATTTTCGCAAGCCCGATAGCTTTATCAATTGATTTTGATATAAGCCCCCATTTCAACTCGAGTGTAACAAGCAAGCCTATCAAACTACTCACGCCAACAACAATCAACCCAACCGGGTTCCCGGCCATGGCTGCGTTGAAAATCAATTGCGCTCCTGTCGCTATTTTTAAAGCGGCATCATACCCGAGTGTAACGCCTTTTATAAGTCCAAGCGTCGTGACAAAACCTCCGAAAAATGGCGCTGTTTCCTGTATGATTTTTCCGATATTGCCTATTGTTTGGTTTAATTCTCCGCCTGCTGATAGAGACTTTCCAATCTGTACCGCCATATCGGTTATTTTCGGCAGAAATATATTAAATTGAGGGATAACATCACGGGATATGATATTCCCGATTCCTTTTAATGAAGTTTGAAAATTCAACATTTCATCAGTCATTATTTCTGAATTTGTCAATAATTCGGTATCCATTACATACCCGACTCGGTGCGCCTCATCCGCAAGCCTCGCCATGCCAGAGCGACCTTCGGCCAAAACGTTTACCATTTTTATACCTGATTTGCCAAAAAGGTCGAAAGCAACACGCGCCCGCTTTGACGGGTCTTGAATTCTACTCATACCATCTGCCACGAGATTAAGCACCTCATCAGGACCCGCTGCTTTTAGTTGCCTTGCTGTAAGTCCAAGCGCCCTGAGTGATTCAGCTACTATCTCTGTATCTGATGACAAATTAACGGTTAATTTTTTTAATGCGGTATCCATCTCGGCAACTGCTACGCCTGAGCGCTCGCCGATGTAACGGAATTCTTGCAGTGCGTCCGTTGTTAGTCCAAGATAGCGGGCTGTTTTTGCAACGTTATCACCGGCAGATGATACAGAAAGCGCGAGTTTGCCGACCGCCACGCCTGCCGCAAGTGCCGCAACTCCGATACCGGTCAAAATATTTCCGGTAACTTTGCCCATTGACTCAAATTGACTTGATACTGATTTTTGAGTGATAGAAACTTGAGTGCTGAGGTTTTTTACATCCCCGGTCATTTTTTTTACCGGCGCGCTCATCCCGTTGGAGGCGGTAAATCTGGTTTCTATTGTATACTTTGCCATTTTTACGCCTCCGGATGCTCGATATTCCACATTTTGCAATGACCTTCATACCAGAATATCAGCTCTGATAAAGGCTTATGCAAACAATTAAAATGAAACCGCCCTGCTACTGAAAAAAGCATATCATCAACAGGCGCAGGGCTTACCCAAAAATACCGGTAATAAATCCGGCCATTGTCGTGTCTGTCAGTGATAACCGGTTAATGACTTCAAGCGGCTGACATGTTGTGATTGAAATCATTACAATAGACCTTGCATTGTCGGCATCGCGCGGATATTTGTCAAGGCTTCTCATGTCATTTGCGGTAACCTCTTTAAACATGAGCCGATCAATCGTATCATCGTTTGCCAATTTTACTGGATTTTTGAGGGTGTAAACAATTGAATCACCATCCCTGTAAATCCTTCCAAGCTGGCAAGAGATGACAAGTTTTTCTTTGACTGCAGTATCAATGCTTTCCACCTCGAAATATTCAAGGATCTGCTCAATTTGATTGATTGCAACGTCTCGGGTCATGACCTCGTTTTTCATATCTGGCTGAACCTTTCGCCTGACATTGAAATTGTCGCTGTACCGTCGGCAGTATTTTTGCCGATCTCGCCGACAAGAGACAGGCTTCCGGCATAAGTTGCGCCACTTGCGTATGTGACCGATACCTGTACAGGATTTCCCGAATCTGCAATTTCCTGCAAAAATTCCAAGTCTTGCCGATCGTCATCAACCATAACAACAAGGTCGGAAAATCCGCCGAGTATTCGTGTTTGCATAATCGACATCTTGCCGTTTCCGCTTGCTTTTGCTTCGTTGTTGAATCCTGATGTCCGCAAAGTTTTACTTGTGCCGGTTGGAACCTCGAATTCGCGATTATTTATTTTGCAGCTTCGTATGTCGCCGCCTTTTACGACTCCCATTTTTCACCATCCTTTTTTATGGGGCTTTTCAGCCCCGTTTTTCACGATCCGAACGACCATTGATAATTAACGGCAATCACCCTGAGTGAAGGCGGAAGGATATCAGGAATAAGAATATCAACCCGATTTACGTTTTGCGCGTTTTGCTCAACAATTATCCCGGCTGCTATGGTATCACGATCACGAGACCATGCTTGCGGTATCCACAAGTTATCAAGTATACCGAGAATGTATCCTTTGATTGACTTCGGAGACAAGGCATAGTCAACGCTTACGACATCGGTATCGCCAACCAAAACCGCACGATCGAATGGGTTTGAAAGTAAAAGCTGGTCGATGCTGTCAATTTTTGCTTGAATGGTTGTCACGGTTTCGGTGTATCGGAACGACTCATCAACCGCTCCGAGCGCATTGGTTGTATAAGTTGTCAAAAGATCCTTGATCCTGACAGTTCCGTTTCCATCGTCCTCGATCCATGAACCGCCGGCGACTTCGACCGCGTTACCTTGTGCATATGTCCAGCGAGGCAGTGAACCGGCGCGAATTCCTGAAAGTTTCAGAGTTTTAAACGGCTTATTCGGCGAGCTGGCCGCGGAAACGGCGCAAGCGCCAACACATGACGCGGCAATTTCTGCCGGGTGGTTCGGGCTTGACTCGACCATCGCCGATGTTGTCCATGGAGAATTGCGAGAATCAAGCCATGTGACATAATTTGCTCTGGTGTCGTTGTATCCAACAACTCCGGCGAAAGGCTTTTTAATCGCCGGGCTGATACGCTCATCTCCGGCAGTCTCCAAAATGTCAAGACTTGTGTCTGTGTTGTATGGGCAGACAACCCATGTATAAAATGTTCCGCCGAAATTTGCAAGGGCTGTTGTGATGTCCGGGTCAGATGTTCCGCCGGTCATTGCTGTGATAACAGTACCGATCCCTGTTGGCTCGCTTGCCGAGTCTGCGAGTTCCAGATCCTCTTGTATTGTGATCTGATTTCCTGACAGGCCTACCCATTTAGCAGTAAGTGTGGCGGTGCCGGTTGATGCAACGGCTGTCACTGGCAGATTGAGTTTTGCCGTGATTGCAGCAGCGACTGCATCGGCAATTTCTGAGGCTGTATCACCTTCCAAAACTGGAACGGCAACAAGATCACCGGAGATATAAAGGGCATAAGTGCCGCTTGATGTTGCGGGGCCGGTGAATGCAATTGATCCAACTGCCTGACCTACTCCTGCCGCGAGTGGAAAAACGTCAATTGAAACAAGACCTCCAGCCATGCTTGCAAAAAGCTTTATGGCCATACGGTGTATCATGCTCCCGAGGCCATAAAGCGTCGCTGCTTCGTCTGCTGAAAAAATTTGTTTTGCTGTGTTGTTTGTCGGCGTAAATCCGGTGTTGTACTGACCGAAAAGCGCGACCCTCTGAGCAAGCGGGCCAGGTATGCCAGCCCGTTTGTAGTTCTGTTCGATAAATACCGCCGACGCAATCGCACCTGACGGAATTTGGTTGAATGTCATCTATTTATTCCCCCTCATAATGATATATTCCAGACCATAATCCGGAATCTACGGTAATATCAGTAAGGGCCAGATGACTTTGATCCTCTGCATCCCAACTGTATAATACATCAAGTGACCACCTTCCAGCAATAGTCTCGACCTCTTCTTTTTCAATTTCCGCTTTTGAAATGCTCCATGTAGGCCATTTTTTACTTGCTATAGTCCCGGCAGGAAATCCAAAGTCTGAATTCACAAGCCGAAATAAGCAATGCCTTACCTGTTCCTTAAGATAATTAAGCCGCGCAAATGCTTTTTCTGTGTATTCATCGTCAAATTCTATGTTTCCGCCTTTTGTTGTAAGGTCGATAAAAATTTGAGCTGTATAGTTTGAACTTTTACGGCTTCCGGCTTGATCTGGTGTGTCGGAGAATACATATACATTTATATGAGGCAAAATCTCAAGCGTTAACGGCCTGAGCCTGTCGCGCTCTGCGGTGAATCCTACTGTACTATCAAAAGTTGATTGCTCGTATGAAAATTGATTGAGTATGTCGACTATCCTGTCAAGTAAAATGTCGGTGAATCCTCTTGGTATAAGTGCCATCAATTACGCCCTATAAAAAAAGTAGCTCGCCCGGCTGCGCGGTCTATCATTGGATCAAATACCTTGCCGGTAATCGTTAAGCCTGTTACATCCGATGTCGTTACAGTCCAGCCATCATCCGGAATAGCGCCAAAAAGGCTTGATAATCTAACTGTGATGCATGTACTCGCGCCGATAACTTTCAACCCGTCGGAGTCAGTTCTAACGCCGATTCTTTTAACAAGTCCTTTTACGTTATGTTCAGATCCGTTTTTTTCAATGAGTTTTATATTTCTTGCAAAGTCTCCCTCGACCATAAATGAATTGTCTAACTCTATCTGATCAAGCAAGCCCATTGATTACCTCGATCTGTCCGCGCATTAATAGCCTTTTCGCAATTTCAAGCCTTAAAAAACATTCGTGCCCGGAAATATATTTAACTTTTACAAGTTTATTATCGTCCTGTTTAACGTACTTTTTATGAATTTCTTTGTACTTTTCATTGTTAATATGCGGAACTTTTCGCAAGTAATTTTCCGAGTAAAATCCGGCATTTTGCATGTTTTTTGATACTTTTTTAATAAAATCACTATGGTCGTGACCGATAAAAATAATTTTATCAAGTGTAAATTTCTGGAATATTTCAGCCCATCGCCTAACCCATACGGTTTTATCAAGCATCCAATGATTCGGGCTGTGAACGTCTGCTCCTCCAAGGTCAAAACCTGCGACATAAATATTATCGAAATTTTCTTTTATTGCTTGCACAACAAGGCTTGTCCCTGAATCTCTGAGCCAATAACGATCAATGGTGAAATTTTCACATTCCGGAACTGGATTTATAAGGCTGGAAAATACTTTTACTTTCCAGCCTTTGTTTTTCTTTTCTCTCAGGCATTCTTCCATCGGTTCGCGGTGTCCGGTTATTCTGTCGAGAATTTCGCCGAATTCCCGGAATGCGTAATTACAAGACCATATTTCACCGTCGAAATTTTTAATTTCTTCGGAGTAATCAAGTCTTGAAATTCCATTTCCGATGATAAGAACGTTTTTCACTTTTCAGCCTTTTCCTTGACGGGTTTTTCTTCCTGTTTTGCTTCACCAATCGGTCGGCCCTGGCCTTTTTTCTCAAGAATCACTGCTACTTTGTCAGATACGGTGCTGATAAATCCGTTTGTATATCGAAATCGCTTTGACATTTTATCCCCTTTAAATTGCCGGGTTTCCCCGGCTTTTTATTAACCGTTTACGGTTTTTACCGCGAGATGCGGGAGTCCGTATCCTGCATTTCCGCGATAATTTGCGGATGCAATCCATGAATTTGTACCGTTTTTGCGCTCCATCCGAAGTTCTGACTCTTTGCGCATTGAGAAAACAGTTGGCTGGATGATTTCGTTTGTGGCAAGTAGATACCAGTCATTTACATCCGCTGCATCAAGGCGAGCGTCTCCAACAACGGTGAATTTACCGGAGTATGGGTTGTATGTACCTTGTGCGGCTGCGGTCGGGTCTGTCTGGCTGTTAACAAGCCGTTCAAACTTGTTCTGCAATGCAATCGGGCAAACAATCATATTTCCCTTGATGTTCAGGGTCTCGCCTTGATCGTCGGTGAATTTTGCCATTGCAACAATCGCGGCGTTCAGGTCTGCCTCGATCTGTGCAAGGGTGACGCCGGTTCCGGCGAGAAGGTTGTCAAACGTTCTGGCGCCTGATACATCGGAGAAAAAAGCAACGCCATCATATGCGAGTACGGTTGCTCCGGTTATGAGCAGGCTGGTGATGAGTTTTTCACGGTGCGCCATGGTTCGCGATGCAAGAGATTCCGGGATCATGGCAATGGTGCCGGTCTGGTCATCGTCAAGGTCGTCTTGATCAATGGTTGCAGCGGCATACCAGTTACGGTTCTTGATTGTGTAGTCGTAATCGGCGAGACCTTTTGCAGCCATTTCGCCAATCCACTCTTGCACGGTCGGAACAGATCCAAGCCAGCCGAGTTTTTCATA